TAGCACTCCCGCTTCGGTCGGACCAAGTGCTTATCGCCGTGTTGTCGCTTTGGTTGATGTAACGACTATCAACAGCAATAAATGCACCAACTGAAGTTGGCTTGAAATGTCTATGCCGCGCCCTCATCAGCTCGACGTGTAGGAGATTTCAACGCCAAGGAGGCGGGCGTCCACGGCGAGGGTGTCGCCGCCTGCATCCGCGTCGCGGTAGATCTGGAACTGCACCGCTTTGTTCGCGCCGGGCGTCCCGCCGATGGTGATCGAGGAAGTCGCGCCGGAAATCATCATATCGTTCGCGGCCAGCAGCGTATCCGTCACGGTCTGCGCCGTGCCGGTCGCGGTATCGAGTGCGTCATCGTCCGAGTAGGCGAGGCCCTGCAAGCCCCAGACAACCGCGCCCGAGCCGGTCGTCGCCGTCCAGTAGAAGCGACCCGTGACTTGTCCCGCGTTGTAATTCGTCGGCATCACGACCAAAGCCTGCGCGAACTCATCGGTTGCAGCGTCGAACAATAGCTGGTCGAAGTTCTGCCGGTTGGTCGTCGTTTCGGTGGAGTCCACGCCGACGCCCGTGGTCGTGCGCGGAATCCATTGCGAGGCCGCGATCCAGAGGTTGGTCGATCCGCCGCCGCTCGCGCTAACCGTTGCCCACGTCGGCGCAGCGCCCGCGCCCTGGGTCTTGAGATAGTTACCAGATGTGCCGGCCGGCAGGCGCGCCCACGAGCTCGAGTCGCGGTAGAGGATGTCGCCGTAGGTGGCCGAGCCAACGAGGTCGAGCACCTGCGTAAACGTTGCGTCCTCGGGATCGCCCGTGCTGCCGGTGATGCGAGCCTTGATCGTGCTCGCGGCCATATTGGCGAGCTTGGCGTTGGTCACGGCATCATTCGCGATGGTCGTCGCGAAGGAGCCCGTGCCGCTGCCGGTGACGTCGTTCGTGAGCGTAATCGTTTGGTCGCCCGTATTGGTTCCTGAGCTCGTGCCCGAGAACGTGCCGTTCTGCGTCGCGAGCGTGCCGAGGCCGAGCGTCGTGCGCTGCGCCGCAGCATCCGCATCATCGAGGAGCGCCTTGCCCGCAGTAGTGATGTCGCCGCCCAGCTTGGCCGTGCTGACGACGCCGTTCGCGATGGTCGTTGAGTTGCTGTTCTGGCTCGCGGTCACGTCGCCTGTGAGCGCTGCCCGCTCCAGCGCGAACTGCCCGCCCGTCGCCAAGTTGACCGTGATCGACGTCGAGTTCTGGATGACGCGCTCCGCTGATAGCGTTCCATTCGCGCTAGCGACCAGATACTCGGCGTCCGTAGGAGCGCCGCCGCCACCGCCAGTCTGCGCGACCCAAAGCGGATTCGCGCCTTGCCCCTGCGTCGCGAGCACGTAGCCCGAGACCGAAGGCGCGAGCCGCTGCCAGCTCGTGCTGCCGCGATAGAGGACGTCGCCGTAAGTCGTGGAGCCGACGAGGTCGAGGACTTGCGTCAGGCTGGCATCTTCCGGATCGCCGGTCGAAGCCGTGACCCGCGCTTTAATGGTGCTCGCCACCATATTCGCCAGCTTTGCGTTCGATACCGCGTCGTTGGCGATCGTGGTCGCGTTACTATTCTGCGAGGCCGTGACGTCGCCAGTCAGCGCGGCGCGTTCGAGCGAGACCTGGCCGCCGGTCGCGAAGTTGACCGTGACCGACGTGCTGTTTCCGAGGACGCGCTCGGCACTCAGCGATCCGTTCGCGGAGGCAACGATGTATTCGGCATCCGTCGGCGCGCCGCTGCCGCCCGTGTTCTGCGCCCAGCTAGGGTTCGCCGAGGCGCCGTTCGTCTGGAGGATGTAGCCGGCGGTTGCCGCAGGAAGGCGCGCCCAGCTGGTGGCTGAGCGGTAGAGGATGTCGCCTTGCGCCGCGCTTGCGATGTCCAGCTGGTCGAGCGTCGGCCGCGCGTGGACGTGATCGACGCGGGCCGCGGTGATCGAGACGCCAGCCGTGGCCGAGACGCCCAGCGCCGCCGGAGCGGTCGAGTCGAAAAGCTGCCGATTCCGCCAGACGGTGGTCGAGGAATCGTAAGAGAGAAAGTCCCGGTTCGCGACCGTGGTCACGAGGACGTCGTGCAGTTCCTCGAGCTCGAAGCCGTTGAGAATGTCGACGTAGATGATGCCATCGGCGACGCCGGCCTTCTTGATCACGTAGCCGATACGCACCGAGTGATTCGGCTGCGTCGGCCGCGTGTTGACGAGTCCGCCTGGAGTCGTGGCCGAAAGGTAGAGCGTGTCGCCCTCGTTGAAGGAGTTAGTGTTGATGCCGCGCAGGAGGCCGTTCGTGATGATAAAGCCGGACGAGTTGTTCCCGATGGTCTGCGAGATGAGTCCGATCGTTGTCGCCGAATTAGCATCATCGGTGCCCAGCGCCAGCACCACCTTGAGCCGCGTGCCAGAGGAGCCATCCTGTCGCACGACTTGGCCCTTGGTGAACGGCGATCCGCTCTGGTTGTAGACTTGCACGTGCGCGTCGACGCCGAGCAGCGCATTGACACTCGAGTTGAGCCCGACCTCGATGGCGCCCTCGGTCGCATTCCAGACGGCCTTCGCCGTGGTCACGCTCGCGGTGCTCGACGTGTTTAGCGCGAAGTAGTCGATCTGCGTGATCGTGTTGGTCGCACCGAAGACCGAATCCACCGGGAAGTCGATCGGGTCGCTGCCGCCCGTCTGATGCGTCGAGGCGTGCGCGGTCGGCGTGCGAGAGTCGGACAAGCGCGCGTCGTTGGCCTGCACCGCTTTCAGCGCGGCGCTCTCGCCCGAGGTCGCGAACGTGACGACGCCCGAGGCGCTCGTGCTCGCCGGCTGCTTGATGTTCGCGAAGGCTGCCGTGATCGACGCGACGTCGGTCAGGTTATTCGCGCCCAGCATATCGCCGCCGCCAGGGATCGTTTCCCAGAGCGTCGTTGTGCCGTCGGTCTTAAGGAACTTGCCCGCGTTGCCCGCCTGCGAAGGCAGCGAGTCACCGCCGCCCCCACCGCCGCCGCCTGCACCACGCGCCGCGATCACCGCCCACTTCGCGCCAGCGGTCCCGACGTTCTTCCGGCCCGGCGTGTCGTTCGTGTCCTCAAGCGCGAGGTAGGTCGAGCCGTACCACGAGAAGAGATCGCCACGCTGCGCGACCATTCCCTCCTTCCATTGCCCGCGATATGAGTCGATCAGCGTAGGCGCAGCGGCCAGTTCCTGCTTCGGCAGCGCGGCGTTGACCGCGTGCTGGATCTCGATGACAAGCCCGCGCTCAAGCTTCGTGATGCGCTCCTTAGCGGCCTCAGTCAGCGTGCCTAGGATTCGCGACTCGATCTGCTCCGCGGTCAGCCCGATTTGTTTCTCGGCCTCGGTGAACTGCGCTTGAGCAAGACCAACGATCTCAGCGCGGACGGCTTCGAGCTTCGTCTGCGAGTCGGCGAGCGCGGCGCGGCAGCGGCCTTCGAGGTCTTCGTTGTATTTGGCATAGGCGTCCGAGACGAGCCCAGGCACCGCCTCGGTCAGCTTGGACTCTAGCTCCTTGCGGATCTCCGGCACCGTCTTGCCGATGCGCTCGAGCAGTTCGTCGAGCGTCTTATCGTGCTCGACCAGCAGCTGCGCGAACTCCTCGGCCCGCTGGCCCAGCTGCTCGTTGCTCGTGATGATGGCGTCGAGAACGCTATGCATTTTCAATGGGTGCGGAGGCTTTTGATCTTGGCTCGGCGATCAGTCACGCTCGCGAAGAGCGCGGTCAGCTTGTCCTCGGCGTCGGCCTTCTCGGCGAGCATCTTGCGCGCGTCGGAGAGCGTGACGATCGGAGCGGGAGGAGGCGGCGCGACGACCGGCTTCGGCTGAAATCCGAACGGCTTTAGCGCCTGCTCGATCTGCGCCTCGCTTTTCGCGTTCTGGCCCAGCTTCTCGCGCACGGCAGCAAGCTTCGTCGCCTTGTCTGCCAGTCGCTCCAGCGGCCGCTTCGCGCGATTGCGCCCAGCCTCTAGCGCATCGGCGACGTTCGTCGGCCGATTCAGTTCCTCGCGTTTGAGCGCCTCGGATTTCGCACGCGCCCAGCTGGCGCCGGCGTCACCGCCCCAAAGCGCCCACGCGATTCGGCCGGCGGAAGGATAGCCGTCTTCGCCTGGGGAAAAGCCCGTGCCCTGCTTGTCGACCTCGTGCCGCGCGAAATAGGAGACCATCCGGCGCACCGTGTCAGGAGAGAGATTCGCCTTGTTGCTGATGTCGCGCGCGCGAGCGACGCCGACAGCGGTGCCGCCGCGGTTGAACTTCTCGCGCCACTCGAGGCCGCGCTTGGCCTCGGCTGCCATCGCATCGGTTGGCGTCAGGTCAACGCTCGCGAAGCGCGCAAGCTCGGCCGGCGTCGGAGGCTGGTCCGGCGTTTCGTCCTCGGGCGCGGCAGTCGATTCCGCCTGCGCCTCTGCGGCAGCGCTCGCCACGTTGTCTCCGGTAGCGGCGGCAGCGGCCGGCGTGCTTGGGAGCGAATTGGTCACGAGGCGGATCGCCGTCTCGGGAATCTCGTAGCGCTCGGAGAGCTCCTTGACGTAGCTCGCCTCGGCCGCGATCTGCTCGAGCCGGGTGAAGGCATCGGTGCCTTGCTCGGCCGCGATCTCTTGCAAGGACTTCGCGCCCTGCCGATTCTCGTTCAGATTGGCCGCTGACTCGCGACCAACGTCGATGGTGAGCTTAGGCGGGAAGCGCCACTCGCCGCGGGTCGCGCGCTTGAGCGCCTGCACCGGAGTCTCGCCGGCGCGAGCAGGAGGCGCAGGGATCTCGCCGCGAGCGATGGCGTCGAGGATGACCGCGTTCTTTATCGGGTCGAGCACCTTGTCGACGAGCACGCCCTGATGCCGCGCGAACACGCGGTCGGCCGCGGCAAACTCCGCGCGCACGCTCGGGCCGGCGTAATCCTGCGTGCCGAAGAGGACGCCCTTCGGGATGCCGACCGCGATCGAGAGCTCGTGCATCAGATGCGCGATGAAGCCCGTGAACGCTGTGCTCGGCCGCGCCGGCATCGTCTCGACGCGGTCAGCCTGGCCGAGATACTTAATCATCCCGACCTCTGAAAGCTCGTTCTTCTGCTGCTGTCCGCTCGGCAGCGTCATCGCCGGCGTCGGCGTGAAGAGGTTGCGCGCGTTGGCCGTGCCGCGGTCGGTGAAGACGAGCGCAGCCTGCTGCGAAGCGAAGCGCACGCCGGCCTTCTCCGCTTGCAAGATCTCGTGCAGCATCCGCGCCGTCTGGATCGCCGCGTGAAAGTCGGTCACTCCGCGGTACTGATCGACGCGGAAGGGATCGAAGTAGTGGCAGAAGTTGCCGGCCGGCACGTCCTCCGCGCCGAAGTAAACGCCCTCGCGCGTCACGCGGTAAATTCGGTACGCGACCGGCACGCCGAACTCGTTGGTGATGACGCCCTCGAAGTAGTTCTCCGAGTCGAGCCCCATCTCGTTTGGATTGCCGATGCGCGTCGCCGGCACCAGCTGCAACTTCAGCACATCGCCCACGCGGCGGATGACGAAGCCGCAGTCGCCGTCGACCGGCCGGTTCTCCGCGGCCAGCTGCACGAGCTTGCGGAAGGAATTGCGGCCCGTCGCGTCGGCCTGCTTGCACCACGAGTGAAACCACTCGCCGACCGTGGCGTTGTAATCGCGGTCTCCAGTCGCCGGCGAGTATTCGGTCGGCGTGAGGTAGTTGCCGAACTTGCGCGAGACCTCTTTTACCTCGGGGCAGTTCTCGACCAGATTCCGCGCTTCCCACATCATCACCACCCGCTCGCGCACGGTCTGCGAGGACTCGCTCGGCTGGCCGTATTGCGTCGGCGCGTAAAGCCGGTTCGTCTGCGCGGCGTTATAGCTGAAAAGCGCGGTCTCGACGCGAGCCTGGAGCCGGCGCAGCGCGGCCTGCGGAGCGATGGTCTCGAGCGCCCGCTCGAACCACGGCCGGTTGCGGATGACTTGGGTCGCGTCGAAAGTCTGCATAATCAATTCCCGGTGAAGCTGACGAACGTCGTGTCGGTCGTGTTGCCGTTTTGGTACTCGATGGCGGCGGTGATGTCGCCCAGCATCCTGTTGAGCGTGTTAAGATCAGCGCGCGTGACCGACTTGCCGTTCAGCGAATAGCTCGTGTTCAGAAGGCAGGCTTGAATCGCGTCCAAGACCTTGGACTTGAGCGTCGTCAGCGTCGCAACGTCAATGTCGAGGAAGGGATTGTCGGCCGCCATAAAAGAGCGGCCGCCGTCAAAAGGTTTTTTGACGCCCCGCGCTGGCTTCGATTTGACGACAAAAAAGCCGCCCCACTATGGGAGCGGCTTGGTCTGCTTCGGCGGTCGCCC